TTGTCTATTGAAAAATAACCACCTGTACTACTATTTAAAGCAGTAAAAGTTAGTCTATTAAATCCACTTGTTACTGCGTGTGCATAAGTATATGTTCCTGCTGAAAACTTTGTATATGTAAAAACACTTTCAGGCGCACCACTACAATCTAATTTAAAATAAGCATCTTTACCATTTTCAATGTCTGATACTTCAAATACAATATTTACTAATTGACCTACATCAATACTTGACATTAATTGTCTTAATTCTTGACCCGTAGATACTGCATCGTAATTTGCTTTACCACCTGAAATATCCCAACTTGAACCTAAATCCCAATCACTATTTGTTGCAAAATCTCCATTAGTTACTTCTTCAGAACCCTCAGTAGGTACAGGAATTGCACCATATAAAGTTCCTGCCTTATATCCGTTAGGAGTTACTACTATACTAACATCATCTAATAAACTCATTCTATATTATTTAAAGTTGTTAATTGTGCTTCTAAACAAGCCTTAGCTTCAAATACCCCACCATTAGCAATAACTCTTGCTTTAAAGTCATTAACCTGCTTTTGTACAGGTGTTAATCCTCCTTTATTACTAGAAGGTAAAGACATTCCTAGTGCTAATCTCATTATATTACTTGGTCATAGTAACAAATAGCTACTCCACTTGTTAAAGTTATTGCTGTTACTGCAAGAAATAATGTAGTACCTGCTGCAAAAGTAGTTTGTAATCTAGCTGCTGATGATCCTGTACCTGTTTGTATATTTGTTGCAGTAATTGCAGATACTACACTTTCCACAGGGAAATATATTGCATAGTAGTCTTTTCCTGTCATAGCTACTGTGCCTATAACATCACATCTATTTTTTCCTAATTGCTCTGTTAAAAGCTGTTGTACGTTTTCTATTGCCATTTTTTAATTTTTTATTGTCCGTAATATATATAATTTGTTCCTGAGCTTGGCTCATATTCATTGTATTGTACTTGTTGTGTTCCGTCTTTCTCTGCTACATACATCTTACCCTTAGTAACTAACCCTTGCACTATTCCGTGAGTAGGTGCAACAGGTAAAACGTCATTCTCATTTATTGGTGCATTTCCTGAACTTATTGCTACTGCTCCTGTCCAGCTAACTTCGTAAACTTCATACTTCCAATATCCAGCTGGTAAGAAATTTATATAACCTGTATAAACATCAGGAGTAGCATTATAAGTAAAATTAAATTTAGTATATCTGTTGTAAACTAAATGTACGTTAGAATAAGCATATTGAACTGACTTATCCATATCATTAGTAAATTTTACTAAATATCTTATCTTACTAGAATCTACTGAAGTGTTGATACGATTGTCTTCAGTTTGTAAATAAGTTGTTAGATTAGTCTCTGTTATTGCTTGTATCATACTATATAATAGAAAAAGTCCGTTTTTATTTGCCTTTAAAAAGAAAAGAGTAACAATTAAGCTACTCTCCTCTAAGAAATATATGAAAACTACTAATTAAGATGTTGTTGGAAAAGTTCCAGCTTCATTAACAAACCCACTTTGATCCCAAGGAATTGTAGTATAGTCTTCTAAGAAAGCAAAAGGAATTGCTTCCAAGCCATCAAAGGTAAGAGTATAACCGTTTCTATCTCCGAATGCTGCTCCAGAATCCATAGTACCTGCATTAAGTTCTAATCCATTAGCCATTCCTAATGCAATAAATACATCGTGTCCATTAGCTAATTGCTGGTTTAATTGTGCAAAAATTCTTACTTTAGTTTGTCCTAAAAGTTTTATTTCGTTTTGATCCTCTTTTGTAAGTCTATTTAATATAATATTTACAGTTGGAGTGTAAAAAATAGTACCATTTTCTCTAGAACCAGTAATAGTATCTGTAATACTTGCAACACCTAAAGGCATAACATATTCATAAATTGTAGTACTGTTCCAATCAATCGCATCAATTTCTAACTTATGTGTTGCATCATAAGTATAAGAAACATTAGGATCATATACTGAAAAAAATATTTTTTTTACTCCTCCTGATATTCTATTACAATCAAGTCCTCTACCCCGTGTTAGTGCTGTACAAGCCATTGTTTATTATTTTTAAGTTAAGGGAGAGCTTTTACACTCTCCCGTTATTTTTGTTATTACGACTGTCTTACGATATCAGCTCCTACTCCTGTTTGAACACCTGCTGAGTATCTTGCAACTAATCTCATATTGTCAGAACCATCTAACTGAGCCATATCCATCAATGTTATTCTTGTAGCATCTGATAATAAGTCAGTACCGAAGAATAAGTTAGATTTTTGAGCTGCTACTAATTGGTTATCTGCCATTCCTGGACAAACTGCAATTTTGTAACCTTCAAATACAGGCTCATAATCTCCATTCATATTGTAAGCATTAACATATCCTAATGTAGATACTGCTGAGATATATAAAGCATAAGTTTTAGGACTCATATATATATGTAAGTCTTCTTTTCTTAATACTGCTGAAATATTAGCAGCCATATCAGCTGTTAAAGTTTGTAGGTTAGCTATAATGTTACCTGCTACATAAGCTGCTGAAGCTGATGATTGAACAACTGTTGCATCAACTCCTGGTAATAAAAGACCTGTTGCAGCTCCTAAGAATCCGTTGAATTTCCCTGCTACTGCTGTACCTTCCCAAATGCTTTCTTCTGTTGCTTGTGCAATGATTTCTCCCATATAAGAGATAACATAGTCATCAAAAGATGCTGGAGGTGGTGCTCCTGCTCCTGCTCTCATTTGTAGAGCTTCCCAAGAATCTAAAAGAGTAGATTTACAAAGGTCTAAATTGATTTGTAAGTTTTTAGGTTCTAATACTTTCTCAGTAAGTGCTAAAGTACCTGCTCCTGTAAAGTCACAAGTTGCATCAGCAACTACTCCTGATCCAGCCATACGTTGAATATTAGATTTGAACTTGATATTTTCTATTACATTAAGAAAGTCAAGTGATTTTGCTTCTTTTAAAGCTGCTGAGATATAAAAACCTGCTGCTTTTCCAGAAAAGTTTGATGTTGTAGTAAACGCCATTTTTTAAAATTTTAAATTATTATTTGTTTAAGTTGTATAAAAATCTTTCTTGCTTAGATAGTTTGCTGTATTCTTTTCTTGATAGAGCTTTTCTTTCTGAGCTAAATTTATTTGTATTAATTGGAGAGTCAGCTGGTGATTTAGCTAATTCAGTTTTAAGTTTTTCGTTTTCAGACTTTAACTTCTCTAATTCTTCTTCTGCTGAAAATTCAACTACTTCAGTTGTTTTAATAGACTTAGGATTAGTACCTGGCTCTGTTACTTCTTCAGCTAGTTCTTCTACTTCTTCGTCTCCTCCTACTTTGTCTTCTTTAAGTTTAGCAACTGCATCTTCTAGGTTTTGTATTCTTTTCTCCATACCTTCCCAATCAGCTACATCTGCTTCTTCTGCCATTTCTTCTTTGTCTTCAGTAGCTTCTACTTCTTCTTCAGTTTCTGTTTCCATAACTTCAGCAACTACACCTTCTTCTTCAACTCTAAAAGTTACACCCTCAGCAGTCTTGTAAGTACCAATAGGTAAAAGGATAGTCGTTCCGTCCTCTGTGAGTACAGATATATCTACTCCTGATGCTAATTCTTCAGCAGTTGATACGAAAATAGTGCCATCTTCTGACTTTGCTTGCCATTCAAGTTTAACACTTTCGTCTTTGTTTAGACCTAGTGCTACTAATATTTGTTCTTTAATGTCCATAGTTTCTTTTTTAATATAATAGATTTATTTTGAATTTATTTGATTTTCGTTTATTATTTCGTTTAAAGCTTCTAGTATTTCTTGGTCTGTTGGCTTTTGTTTTTGCATTTCTTCAAATTTATTAGTGAAATAACCTTCTATTGAAAGTCCTTTAAGTTCTCCTTCTTTTATTTTATTCCATAAGTCTTCGTTCTCTATCTTCATTTTAACGAACCAAGTGCCGTTAGGTAAGTCGTAACCATACATCTTAGACTTATCACTATCTCCTTCCTTAATCCAAGATTCTACTGTTAGAACTCCTGATACTCTGTCTTTATGTTCGTAAGTAGCTTTATGATGATTGTTATGTTTTAAATATAACTCACTAGCTTTTCTAACTGTTTCAGGACTAAAGTAAACATAATACTCAGAGTCTGTGTTAGGATCATATCTAAAGATTTGCTTGTTAGGTATTAAAGCTGGACTTACTAGCATACGCTTTTCTTCATCTACCTTTGCGAATGTCAAGTTGTTTTTCTCTTTACCAAAGAATACAAAGTCAGATTCTATCGCAGGGCTGTGAACGAGCGATATAGCATCAATAGCTAGTTCTTGACTATCATCTGCTATTACTAATTCTACTATTTTAGTTTCTTTCATATTATTTTAATCCTTGTTGTTCAAATCTTTTTATTAAAGTTTTTGTTCTTTTCATTTGACTTTCAGTATCAGTAATTAACCCTTTTATTTCTTTAACTTGAGGTACACTATTAACTGAAACACCTAATTCTTTTGCAGCTTTTTCAAAATTATTTAATTTTTCTTGAGCTACTTCTTGCATTTTTGGTTTTAATTTAATTAATTTAGAATATACATCTAAAGAAAAATTTCTATATTTTACTAATTCTTTTATATATTCATCTCCTTCATCTATTCTTGCATCAACATATTTTAAAGCACTTTTCATACCTTTAATTTGTTTTTCTAATTCTTTTATAGAAGATAACTCAACTCTTTCAACTTTACTTAAGTTAAATTCTTTTAATTCTTTTTCGTATTCTTCATACGACTTCTTTCCTAGTGGTGTTGGTTTCATTTTACTATATTTTTTTGGATTAGCTTTTTCACATTCTTCTTTGGAGTCATATTTACATTCTCCTGTCTTTCCCCATTTGTATTTTCCGTTCTCACATTTTGTACAAGGCATATTATATAATAGATTTAATTAATATTTATTTGATTTTTAAATTGTAGCTCTACGTCTTATATTAGCTAACTGATTTTGACTATTAGTCATTTCATCTGTAACTACATAAGCTTTAGCTGGTTCAGGTTCTATACCACCACCTAATTGAAATGCACCTGACATCATTTGAGGAGCAGGAGTTTGAGCTTCCATACCTCCACCACCTCCACCTCCACCACCACCACTACTGCCACCTGCTGAACCTCCTGACATTATCTTTTGTATTTGCATTGCTGAGAAAGCACCTGCTAATCCTGCTTGAACAAATGGATAAGCTGGAAATACTGATGTTATTGGAGACGCTGATGCAGTCGTAAAGGCATTTTGTACACCTTGTACACCTGAAATTGTTGCTTGTGCTACTGCTGCTGCTTTTGCTACCTTAGAACCTTCTCCTGCTATTTCTCCAATCAAGCCTAAAGTCTGTCCTGCTATATTTACTTTAGCATCTTTTACTGCTCTTTCTAATGCTATTTTTTCATCAGCTACTTTTTTAGCTCGTGCTTCTTCTTCATCTGCAGCTGCTTTAATTATAGCTTGTTTTTCATCTTCAAATTGTTTTGTAATTTCAGTAGAATTAACTCCTGCTTTTCGTGCCATTTCTAGCTTCAAATCATAAGAGTTTTGTAATTCTTCTAATTCTCTTTCTATTCCTGAAAGTCCTGCAACTCTTAATTCGTTTTGAGTTTCTAGTAATTCTTTTTCTAATGCTACCTGATTAGTCTTTTGCTCAGATAATTGACCTGTTATAGTTTCTTCAAGCTCTAACATACCTACTTTAGCTTCTTGTAGTGCTATATAGTTTTCTTCACTTGCGTTTAAACTGTATTGAGCTTGTGCTGCATTGATCTGTAATTGTATTTGTGCTTTCTGTGCTTTTTGTTGCTCTGCTAATATTTCATCTAACTTTTCATTGGCTTCTATTCTTTCTTCAAAAGTTTTAGTTTCATCATCTCTTATTTGTCTTTGTATCTCTGCGTCTTTTAAATACTGAGCATTTAATTTAGCAAATTCTACTGCTGCTCTTTCTGCTGCTTTAGTCGTTGCAACTATTGCTTTAGCTTGATCTATTGTTTTTTTAGTATAGTCTGTTATAGTTTTTGCTACTTCTTCATAACTATCATCTACACCTGTAAATACATCAACAGTTTGTTTACCAGCTTCTTTTATAGTATCAAATGCTGCACTAAATTCTCCTTTAATTAATTGTCCAAATGATTTTGCTACTAATCCAAATACTTCCAATGCTTGATTAAATCTATCTACAAGACCTTCTTTAATAGCATTTCCTAGTTCTATAATTTTTTCTTTAGGGTTTTCAAATAATTCTTTAAAAAACCCTGTTATTGCACCTACGTTATCAGATATATAACTAAATAAATCATTAAATGCTATCTCTAATGCAACCATAGTTGTGTTAAAAGCATCTACTACTTTTTGATTCTTCATAAACACTTCGCCAAGCTTAGCTAAAAGTGCTACTACTAATCCAATACCTGCTGCTTTTAATGCAGTACCTACTCCTTTTATAGCAGTACCCATTCCTTTAAACCCACCTGAAGCTTTATCAGTAGCTTTATCAAGATTTTTTACATCTTTTGTTACATTACCTACATTAGATTTTACTTCTGCTTCTAATATTACCTTATCTGCCATATCTTTATTTTTAAAGTGCTACTCCTGTTTTAATTTGTGTAAATGTTATATTACTTGCCCATTCTACTGTTACATCTGTTTCTCCTCTTACTTGCATTATAAAATTAGTACCACTAACACTAGCAGTAGGTCTCCAATCAGTAACAGTACCATTAGTTTTAACTGTTTCTCTTTCCCTATTAATTGTTACAGTACCACTTTCATTAATTACTACACCTCTTTCAACAAAAGAAGCATAGTCTCCTAAATTTCCTGTATTAGTTCCTGCTACCCTTACTGCTATAACATCAGCGTGAAAATACATAATAGTATTGTCAGGTATAATAAAAAAACTATCTGTTATATTGTTTAAGTAACTATTTACTGTTGAACCTGCTGTTGTCTGTGTACCATACATTAATTGAATACTTTGTCTCTCAGCTAAATTGTCTGTTGGAGCATTACCCCCTAAGACTATTGAGTTAGTCGCTGTAACCTCTCCTTTAGTACCATAGACGCTAGAATTATTGATACCATTAGCTATTTCATTATTACTTCCTATTATAATGTTGTTTCTTGACAAACCTTTTACAGTATTGCTTTCTCCCATTATGTAGGTATTGTTAGTACCTGTTTCTGTTACGTTTCTTGATCCTTGTACATTGTTATTTACGTTAGCAATGTTTCTTTCTATATTGCTATTGTACATAAATGCTTTACAAGTTCCTGTTGATTCATCATAAGTATATCCGTAAGCTTCACATTGCTGTTGGTTAGGAGTTATATCATTAGTACCATCAGTAAACTTAACTATACCTAGTCCATTTATAGAATTAGGTTTTACAGGATAATCAGAAAGAAAAGGAATTAGTGTTCTTGCCATTATGGTATAAGTATAAATTCAACTGTTGCTAAGTCGTTTGGTTTGTAGTTTATTTTGTTTACTCTAAATTTTCTATTTTTAATAAATACAGTATCATAAAATTTGAAAGTGTTTATATCTCCAGCTTTTAGATTTACCTTTAAAGTCATAGTTCTTGTATCAGGATTATATAACTCGTTAAAATAAGGTAGCCAATAAGTATTAAATAGATTATTAGGTGTACTATTTCCAATAGGTTGTATAAGCTGACATTCTCCAAAATGAAAATCTCTAGTGTCTGTTACTAAAGGAGGTGTATTTGTTATAGTTGGTATATCTGTTAAATGACTAAATTGTAAAAAGTCATCTGCATTTTCTGAGCTGAAACCATTTTGTGGTGGTATGTAGTAAGTACAACTATTTAAAGTTTTAACTCCACCATTAAACATTATTCTAGGACTGTTGTCAAAACCTTCAGAAGTACCATCATCTGCATTATAAGAATATATTGATGGAATTATAAAATCAGGAAATTGAGACATTAATGGTTTTGGTACTGTTGCTGCAAAAGGTTCTGCTACTATTTCTTCTGTTCCACTTAGTATTGTATAATCTGAAGCATCATATTTTTTACTTCCATACAAAAATCCTGATATAGAATTTTTATATACATTAAATACATAGTCGTCATCATCTTCAACAAATTTAAAAATAGTATTTTTATTTAAGTCTGTCAGAGGTAATAACTTTATTTCTGAAACATCTATTTTATCTGTCCAATCTAATTCTGTTGTATCATCATTTTCTAAGAATATATCTTGGTATGGTTCTATTAGTATGTTGTTAGGATTAGATTTGTCAGGTATAGAAACTAAATTAAACATAGTCATAATACCTTTTAAGAACTCCCATTGTCCTAACTCTCCTCTTAATGTGTTTAATGCTGCTGAAGTTACGGCAGTATTAGATACTAAAAATACAACAGATGCTGATGGAGTTTGTATTTCGTCTTGTCTTACGTTAGTAGTGGCTCTAAATTGAGCTGACAAAGTATCTCCTGTATTTAAAATAACTTGTAAATTACCTTGATATATATTATTAACAATAACTTGTAAAAAAGGATTATAGTTTATTTGTGTTACTACCCCTGCTGCAGTAGTGTGTACCCATCTAACACCAACAAATTCAACTGAAGGTAAATTATTATTTTGAAATTGAAATTTATAATCAATATTATAAAATTCATTGTTAGTTGTTGCTGTTATAATATAAGTCGAAGTATCATAATTAGGAGGAACATTAGAACCTGATTGACCACCTGTAACTCCATCAGGTATTAATCTTAATTCTTTATAAGTATTATAATTGATACCTATATTTGAAGCTGCTCCTGTACCAAATTGCCAAGTAGCTTCATATTCATTTTCTGATATAGGAGATTCGTCTCCTCCCCAATTAAAATCCATATACAACTTTTTAAAATCAGCAGTATCAAAGAAATTACTTGTAAAACTAAATGGTGTTGCATCAAATATTCTATCTATTAAATACTTAATATTTAAAAAAGGTCTAAATGCTTGTTCTAGTGAAGTTAATTCAGGATTGTCAGGAGTTGCGTTACTTCCTGTTGCACCATTTGCTACTAACATTTGATGTGTCCAATCTACAAAAGGATATTTAACTGTATCACTTGTTCTATATACTGTTGTAGCTGGATTATCATAAGTAACCCCTGTTGTCCAACTACCTTTGATATTTGGCTTGTTATATGGATGTGTAAGTTCTGTAAAATCTATTTGGCTAAATGTTCTATTCTCTAATAGATCAGCTAATGCAATAGCTTCAGAATATAGATTTACATTATAGCTTATTTCTCCTAACTTATCTTGTATATCTATAAGTCTTAAATATCCTTGGAATAAAGTGAACCCATCTTGCTTTAATTCACATTGTGTTTTAACATAAGGATTAAATACAAAGCTATTAGTGTTTCTTGTTACTTCAAATATGTTGTCAAAGATTTGGTTGTTTCTTTTAGTTGCTGGTAAGTTAAATGCTTTAGAATAAGACTGTACTTGTTCAGCTACATTTTTAAATTCATCAACACTTAAAGTCAATGGTATATCTTCATCTTCATAAAGGTCTACTATTAGTTGTCCATTTCCTAATAATTGAATAGCACCACTAGGAGATTGTACAGACTGCTGTACTGATATACTTGATATTTGTGATACGCCTATTGATTGTATCGCAATAATATCATCAGTAGAAGAAGCAGTAAAAGATACAGATTGTAAACCTGTTCCTGTCAATACTGATGTGCTTTGTATTAGGTTACCATTATATTGATAAAAATTTATACCTGATGTGTTAACTGATGCGTCTAAAATTATATCATAAGTTACACCCACAGTCAAATTTGATAATTTCTGCATTATACCTACATCTAATACCATTCCTAAAACTCCTGAAGATTCTGTAACAAAATTTGCATTTGGACTAAATCTATACCAAGTGTTTAATGTCATAGGAGATACAGTATTTATAGCTGTCGGTACTAAATTACCTGTAACATTTACTTGTGAATTAGAAGTATTAACAGTATTAAAGTTAATTCCATCTACAACAAATTGAGTGAAGTTAGCACTTATTGGATTAGTACCATCATAAAATTGAGGATATATTATAAGTTGTATGCTCATTATACTGATTGTGTTCTTAGTGTTTTACTCTTTTCTACTTCAAAAGTGTACTGCATTAGTTTGTCATTAGCTACTGTCTTTCTTGTAAAGCTAGATGTTGTAAGTCTTACAGGTGTTACATATTGATTTAAAGCTGCGTTAGTAATCTCTACTCTATAACCTTCTAATAGATATACTTCAGGACTATTAATAAGCTCCTCAAAGACTACTGTATCTGCTTCAGTAACAAATTCTGTATTCATTGTTATCTTTTCTGTGGCATTTACTCTAAAAGCTTTCTTACCACCTTTAAAACTGTCTATTCTGTATTTGCTTTGATTCCAAGTTCCCTGTAATTGATTATATGTTGATCCTTTTGTTGTTGTGCTTCTTACAGACTTCTGTGTGAATGTGTAGTAATCCCATACACCCCATTGGTTTAACCAACAAAGTCTTACACTTTCATATCCTTTTGAATTAGGACAATTTAAGTTTATAGTGTAATCTTGTGTCTTAGCTCCTACTCCTGCTAGTTTAACTGTATAATACCCACCTTGTATTGTACCTGCTGTTATTAATCCTTTAAATGTAGTTGACCAATTTTGTAAGTTACCAGGATAACACCCAACGTGTACTAATAGATTCTCTGCACTTGCTGACCAACTAGCATAAGCACCATTAGCTATTGTTTTATCTACTGATTCTCCTCCTAATAAAGTTCCATCTGATGCATAGTATTCAAATCTTACACTTGTAACTTCATTTGCTAAAACGCTATCAGATAGAAATGATAAAGTACCATAGTCATTAATATTAGAATATAAAGTTGCTGGAGCATTAGTCAAGAATTTACCTTGTGTACTTTTAGGTCTGTATGGTTGCATATCAAAACCAAAGTTTGCTGATGTAGGACTTGACATTTCTAATTCATCTGAATACTTTAAGTAGCCATTGAATATTTGATATAAGTCTGAATTTTCTGATGTACCTGCTGCTCTTTCTACTACGTTAGTTGTAGTGTTTAAATACTCTACAAAGAATTGTAAAGCCATATATCTAAATGAATTATTGCTTAAACTAAATGAGTCTATAAGATGTAATGGATGTCTATCATCTACTGTTGTAGTTGTTGTCTTATATCTACTTCCTAAAGCACCCATATTATCAGGCTTAACATAGTTCTCTACTATATTTCTTAAATCAAATATACCTACACCTGCATTGTTAGGAGTTGCTTTAAATACACCTATAAGGTCATTAGCAGTTGATACGTTTGGTGGTGTTGTATTACTTATGTGTACCTCTACACCAAATTTAACTTTAGTTTCATTTGCTACTGCTGTATTATTAGATACTACAAATATAATATCTTGTCCTGCTGGTAGTGTATTGAATTTTGGATGTTGTTCTATTACTGATTGAGCCATTATTTTACTGTTGTTAGTCCTTCTATTATATCTTCTTTTAAATTACCTAATAAGTCTTTACCAAATTGCTTTAAGCCTAATCCTAAAGGTTTTTGAAAGAAACTTATACCTTGTATTCCGTCTCTTTTTATTGCTCTACCCATTATAAAAGCTAAAGACATATTACTAATAAACCTTCCTGTCTTTTTATCTCTACCTTTAATTCCTTTCTTCTTTATCCATTTAGCTAATATTCCTGGAGGTGGTTGTTTATTTGTGTACTTATAAGGACTAGATATTGTCTGTCCTGTATAGTCTTTAAAAGTTCTTTTTTGTTTATTACCTGATACACCTTTATCTACAAATGTACCATAGCTATCCATATAGAATTGTACTGAAAAACCATCAGCATCAGCAACTACTTTAAAGCTTATAGAGTTTTCTAAGTTTGTACCTCCTCCTTTTGCTTTTTGGAGACTACCCTTAGCTCTATTGACTACTTGCTTACCAAAGCTATTTAAATACTTTTCTATATTGTCAGTCTTCATTACTCTAAACCTACGAATACTTCAACTCTAGCATCTGTTGTACTTACAGGTTGTACTGTTATTTTAGATAAATTCTCTAATGCACCAAAACTAGGAGCTAAATCTGCTTCTGCTAAAAGAACTGCATCTGCTTGACTTAAAACGTGTGAATTGCCTGGAGTAATCAAAACTTGATATAATGTAGCAGTACCAATAAATGCTACCTCTATATTCTCTGTTGTGCTTAAGTTAGTGAGTCTCACATACTTTGTTCGGTCTACATCAATAGCACCTACTGAAGTGTAAGGATTTGCTGCAAAAGAACATACTGTTGTTAGTTGTCCTTGTGTACATAATACTATTCTTTCAAATACATCATTGATACCTGTCGTGGTTACTGAGTTTGTAGAACCTCTTAGTGAACCATTCAAGGTTACTGTTTCTGATATTGTTGTTACTAAATCTGCCATATTTTATATTTTAATTGTTATTGTTGGTGGTATTATTTTTATTATTACTTTGCCTATCTTTATCTTATTTAATCTCTTTAATATCTCAATCATTAGTAACCAGCTCCTTGATTTAATACAGGTATATTACAAGTACTAAAGTCATTCATTACTTTAACTCCTATCTGAAACACCCAGCCACAACAAAGATTGTCAAACCTTTCTTGAAATGGTTCTATTGTGAATTGATCTTGCGTAAAATATATTGGTGCATTAATATCATTGACTCCTTCAAGTGATTGCCTTGAACTATGTCTTAACATACCTATAAAGTCAGTAGCTATTTCTAAAGTCTGATTCCATACCTCTTGCTCATTGTTCTTAGTGTTTACTAATTTAGTAAGCTCTGTTTGTTGTTTAGTTTTCCAATCATTCTTTTCGCTTACCATATCCATAATAAAGATTTGAAAGTTATAGATTAACTCACTATCTCCTGTTGCTACGTTTAATGGATTGATATGTAGTAATGGAAACTTCTCCAACTTCTCTAAATTAATGTCATATATATCTCCAACAGATACAGTAGATATTTGTTTATGATACTCTCCTAACCTACATAGAGTGTTTATTACGTTATTGTATGTCTTATTACTTACCATTTCTTTTTACTTTATTTTGCGACTCTAAGTCTGTTTCATAACTTAACCAAGTAAATGCTTCTAATAGGTTAAGCTTTGTTATTTGTTCTAGTTTTGAAATATCTGCATTACATAATCTATAAAATATTCCAAAGTACCCCCACTTATCAGCAAAGGATTCTGTTGCTATTGCGTCTTCGTTTCCTTCAGCCGTTCCGTCAAAAATGATTGCAAAGTCTCCAATGATTCGTTGGCGAAAGTGTAAAAAAAAACCAATGCACTTTGCACTTGTTCAGCTGACATCTGCTTCATCTGTTCGGCTCGTATTCTAATATCTCCATCATACGCTTTAATTGTATAGACATCATTCTTTTCTTCTACTAGTGGTCTATACAGTATAGCCATTATTTCAGGTAATTGTTTCTCTATATCTATTTTAATCATAGTCTCTAAGTCAGCCCATTCTCCTAACGTGATAGAGTCTAGATTAGGATGAAACCCATATCTCTTACCATCTATTTCAATTATCCTTTTTAAAGAACTATCTTGCTTCTGTTGTAGCTCAGAAATTTTACCCATTATAATAGCTATATCTTTTAATTCTAATTCCTTTATTAACTTCTTAGGAATGTTAGATAATGCTTTTATAGTTTCTAAAGCTTCTTTACTTTTACTAAGTTTATGATAATCAACAAGTTTTATCCACTTCTCTAATGTTACGTCTTCCCACTTATTAATTAACTTGAACTCTTTTACTTTTCCCTTCTTCTTAATCTTTACCTTCATATACTATATAATAGAAATTGTTGATATTTAGTTTAAAATGTTATCTTTGCTTAGTTTTAGTTAATAATTAGGGTACGCTTTATGCTGCCCTTTTTTTATTGTACATAATACCTTCCTGCGTTTGGATTGTCTAAATGGTAGATTACGTTATACCTTATTCCGTCTATTGCGTGGTTGTATGAATCGTGATATAATTTAGAACCCTTGTCGCTGTATATATAATTATTTAGCTCTTTAGCTATGTTAGTTGATTCAGGTGTTATTACTAAGTGATAGTCTTGCATACGTGTTATACCACTTTCAATAGTTCCTTTCTTAACAGGTTTAATGTTTACTCCTAAATGCTTTAAGTCTGCTATTAGTCTTGGCTCTGCTGAGTCTGCTATGATAAGCTTCTGTCCTACCTTGTTAAGTATTATCTGTGCTAGTTCATTTGACTTCAAACCATTCTTGTATATATGCTCTTTAAGATATATCCTTTGTCTCTTTTTATCTATTGCAACTTCAGTTAATGAATCAGGATCAACTGAGAATCCAAAGTCCATACCACAAGATGTTTGTAAGTTATCAGGATTAAATTCTCCTATACTCCAATTATCAAATACTACACCATCTGCTCTGTCTAACCAGCCACCTAATATTTTGTGTTGATACTTCTTAAAGTTATTGTGCTTTATAGTCTTAATACGCTCTAGGAAGCTCTCTGAGAGGTTTTCTCTGTTATCCTCGTATGTACTATGTATATAGCATACATTGTCTTTAAAACCATTAAAACCAGCTTCAACTCCTTTGTCTTCAAAAAACCTTTTATATATCCAATGCTCTTTAGTTACAGGATTAAGTATAAGTATGATTCTATTCTGTATATTCTTTTCTCTAATACTTAAGTCTATTGTATCAAATATATCTTCATCAATAAGTTCTTCTGCTTCATCAAGTACCCAAGTGCTTACACCTTGTAATGACTTTAGACTTGCAGTCTGATTACCAGCTGATGTTTTAATACCTCTAAATAGTATGTCTGATTTATTCTTTAGATTGACTACCTCTGCTTTATTTACACTAAAGGTATTCTCATATCCTAATAGTATTATCTTTTCTAAGAACTCAGGTATGATTGACAAGTGAGCTGATACCATTGTAAAACGTGTAAACAATACTCTAATGCCTTCTGTCATTGTTAGTAGTGTAAGAAAGACTGTAACGGCAAATGACTTACCCGATCCTCTACCACCTGTGATAATGTAGTATCTAGCTTTAGATGAAAATAGTTCTTCGTATTTCTTATTCAGTATCAATTCCTGTAAGTTTAATAACAGGTTCAGTTTCTACAAAGTTAATGATAGGCATATTTAGACTTTCTTCATTAGTTGTTACATCAACTCTTTGTTGAGGTTTACCATAGAAGTATTCAAAGAATAACTTAACTGCCCATTGTTCTTTCTTTTCTAATCCTTGTTGTAGTGAGTCTAGTGCTAAACTATTCATAGGTGTTAGATTCTCTATAAGCTTTTGTTCATCTGACCTACTTGGTCTTCCTCCTTTGTTTCCTTTAGTTCCTTTATTGTTTCTTCTTCCGTCCATTTTATTCAGTTTTATTCAGTTATCTAATCTTTTTAATATAATAGAAATTACTCATATTCATTTGGTAGCATTAGTCTTACACCTAGTTCATACAATGCCCATATCCTTATTTGATCTGCATATACTTCAAAGTCTTTAGTATTCATTTTAGCTGTACTGTTTACTACTTGTAATCCTATTTGTCTTTCGTTTATATCTATACTTTGCCATTCACTAGCAAACTTTATTTTAAGTGTATCGTGCATTTCATCAGGAAAGTAACCTAGCTCTGATGCTAATGGTTGTACTATACACGCCCAATAGTAATTGTTCTGCATTTTGCTTCTATTATTTTTTTGTTTCTTAACATCTACAATATAGTCATTACCTAATTCTTTTAGATAATCAAATAACTTTTGCTTGTCTTCACTATTGTTTATGACGTACTTCATTAATCAAATGATTCATTTATACCTCTTTCTCCTACTAGCTTTTCTTTAGCACCTTCCCATAGTTTATTCCTTCTCTTAGTTAGAGATGGTTCTGTACGTTTAATTGTAGGCATACCTTCTTCTGGTTTACTATCCATCCATAGACCACATTCACATCTAGCTTCTATTGTTCTCCAGCCATTGTCTCTATATCTAATAGTCTGTTTACCTATTTCTTGTGTGTTACCACATTTGCAACTATATAATGTCATTGTAGTTTATCTAGTTCAAAGTGTAAGTGGTTTATAGCTTTTCTTATATCTTGTATGCCACCATCACTATGTTTGCGTTTTGCACGTAATAGATAACTTACAGCTGTTGCCATATTGTAGCTTAGATCAAAGTCTTCTACTACTCTACGTGCTTCATATCCAAAAACCTTACCAACGTAATAGTCAGGTATTCCTAGTTCTTCTTTGCTCATTAACATCTTAGGATTGATTCCTTCTTTCTTTGTCATTTTCTAGTATTTTAATTAGTCCGTCTTGTGTGTGTAAAGGTTTAGCATCAGTAAACTTTCTATATTCTCCAGGAGAGTATATAAGCTTTACTTCTTTTACTAAGTCTTCATTGTATTTCACTACCCATCTACTTGAGTAGTGCATCTTATTTCTTTTTAGGTGTGCTAAGTAACTCATTGGCTGTATTTTTTATATAGTTTCTTTATACCATCAAAGCAAGTTGATATACAAGAACCACAATTAGTATTAGTTTGATAGTTTGTATTGTATATTGTATTGTAAGTTTCTATCATTAATTTTTTAGCTTGTACGTTCTTTGCTCTACCTGTCTTTAAGTCTTCCCACATATTTAATATAGCATCTATTATTTCTTGTGGTAAGTCATCAGGTGCTTTCATAACCTCTGACGTTTTATCCCAATACTTCTGTGGACAATGCTGGTTAGCTATACGTGCCTTAATTTTCATAAAACACATACAAATTTTGCAACTACCTGTTGGCTTATAATAGTAAGCACAACCCTTACAGATTTCTATCCTATCTTCATAGACTTCATTTTCAACAAAAAACCTATTCATATTATTCTTAATTGAGATGTATGTTCATTTAATCTTTTCATAGATGCTTCATAATATTCTTTGTCTAACTCACAAGCAGTAAGGTCGAAACCTAAGTTATGACAGGCAATAGCAATACTTCCACTACCAAGATGTGTGTCTAATATCTTATCTCCTTCTTTTGCATAATTCATTAACAACCATTCGTAAAGTTTAATTGGCTTTTGAGTAGGATGTATTCTCCCATCATAGTCTGCACCTATAAAGCCGTCATACCTACAACTTATTTTTCTTAATACATTAGAACAAGAAGCCCAAGCCAACTCTCCGTCTGCAAAAGAGACATTCTTACCCCTCTCTTTATCCCAAAACAACCATCCTGAAGTTAACGGCAAGCTGAAATAGTTACCACCCCAGATTATTTGATTTTTTGACACTCTAAACAACTCAACAAAATACTCATCATTAGGAGTTTCATTATCCCAACTCTTTTTATCCCATTTCTTGTTCTTACCCTTACCCATTGTCATATTAGAAGCACCTATCCCATAAGGAGGATCTACTATTGCTAAGTCAAAGTGATTATCTTCATACCTAGCCATTAACTCCATATTACATTCGTTTGTTATTTTCATTTCTTTCTCCAATCAGGATGTCTAAAGCCAAACATCATTACAAAACTATCATTCTTTACAGGATCATACATCTTCATTTAATTCATTTTTTAGTATTGTTCTTACTTTGTCTATTGTTGTAAATAAGCTATTTCTACTTATCTTAGTCTTTTTAGCTAGTGAGTCTAATGTATTGCCCTCATAGTAATATAACTTAAATAATTCTCTATCATACCAATTATCTAGCTTGTCTAACTCTTTGTCTATTATTTCTAACTTATGTAATTGAGCATTATCTATTTCTGCATTAGGAATGTTTGATAGATTCTTATAATAATTATTATCCCCTGTATAATCAGGATGATTACTAGAGACGCTAACATTGTTAGTAAAGCTATCAATACGTGTATAATACTTTTCATACTTATAATAAAAATTACTTCTCTTACTTGTCAAAGCTCGTCTTAGTGCTACTGCTCCGTATCTTGTTAAACCATCTACTCCGTCTTTATCGTATATTGACTTTAATGTTGTTGGATTCATTTGCATAAAATACAACATAAGTTCTTGTACTGCTTCGTTTATCTTGTTTTCATCTGTCGTTAATCTGTATGACATAGTTCTAAACTTATCTGTAAGCTTAGCTATTTCAAGATATATCTTATTCATTTGTTATTTCTAATAAACTTATTCTATCTACTGTTTCTTGTAGCATTTCTTCAAGGACTACCTTATACGCTCTAATAACTGATCTGTTACGTTTTGTTTCAAGTCCAGCAAAAAAACCATTTGTTGCTACTGATAAGTTAATTGGTATAATCATAAGCCAATCATAAAAGTTGTTTTCTTCAACTCCATTACCATAACCATTGTGATATTCAAATATAACTTGCATTACATCTTTGTAATTATTATATTTATTTTTACTACTTACGTCTTTTGCGAACTCTTTACACATATTGATATAAACGTCTAGTGTTGCTTTGTGTTCCTGACTTGAGTAAATGAGTTCTATCATTTTCCAAATATATCATAATATTTTATTCAATACCCTTTTCTTCTTTTAAGTTTTTAACAGCTGATTTGTAATAAGTTATCTTTTCTTCATAGTCAGCTCTAGTAAACTTAGTTATTTGTCTTGCTTTAAACTCTAACTCTTGTGCAGTACCTTCTCCATACTTTGAATCTAATGCTATTGAGAATTTATATTGTTCTCCTTGTTTAAACATATTACAACCTACACATTGTGGCTGACAGTTTTGTTCATCAAATCTTGTAGCTAAATGACTTCTACTTTGAAAATGTCCGTTCTGCATACCTTGCTTATAATTTTTAACACATCCACAAGTTATACAAATTACTGCTCCCTCTGATGTAGCATCTCTAAGTCTAATGTAAAGACTAAACCACTTATCAAGTTCTTTCTTAAGTTTGCTTATTGTCTTCATATATTTGTATTAAATTTTCTATTTCATCTCTTGGAATATATCCTGATTGATGTATAATCATATGAACCATAGACGGAACTGCTATTAAATTATTTATTTTATTATTATTATGATTAAAATCTATGTGATGTATTTCCCAATTATTAGGTATAATACCTACATTATCTTCATATAATTTTCTATAATTCATATCCTAAGTTTTTTTTCCATTCTTCTTGTAGCTTACCCTTACGTATTTTATATGCTTCTCCTCTTAAACCTGGTTCTTCTTCTTGGAGCTTTGCTCTCATTCTTCTTATACTTTCAGCATTAGTTAATTCATTATCTGCATACTTATGTAAAAAATTTAATGCAGTTATTTCTTCAGCATCTATATTCTTACTGTTCAATTCTCTATACCAAAAAGAAGCTATGAGTTTATTGTCATTGTCTCTTAAGTGAGGTTTTTCTAATAGGATTTTTCTTATAGTATCTTTTGTTTTCATAATGATAATAATATTTCTTTACATAATTTATAAGGTACTTTACTTCTTTCATAATTACCTTTCAATCCTTGTGTACCTGTTTGACTTCCTCTAGGTGCTGAAACGTGGCAACTATCTCCATTTTTACATATTGGCTTTGGATTCCAGCCATTTGGATTAAATACATTTTTTAAATTGTTAGTCCATATATCTGTTGGCTTCATTCTAGTATCTCCATACTGACAATATGTAACAGTAGTTCTTTCTGCTATACCTTTAAACAAACCTAACTTTCTTAATTTACCTCTTGGATTCTCAACAAAAAAGTAATCAGGTTGAAACAACTCTATTATTTCAATAGTTTTGTTTACTATTTTAACTCCTAATTTTGCTTGTTCTGTTTTTGGTGTATGGTCTTGATACCAATGTTTACCTATACTAGCAACACTAAAATAAGTACAAGGTGGACTTGCCCATATAACATCAGGTTTGAATGGTATTTTAGAATAATCAAATTCTAATATATCAGTTACATAATCTATATTTTCAAAATCGTTTATATCTACTGCAAAAGTTTCGTGTCCTAATTCTTCAGCTACTTTGCTAAACGACCTGCTTCCAGCAAATAATTCTAGTATCTTCATCTTAGTTCTCTTATTAGCCACATTCCAATAGCTGTTATTAGTACCCACCCTATCATCTTAAAGATTCTAATACCATTTCATAAAATTCTTCTTCATTGTTTTCTGTCCATTCTTCTATCTGCTGTTCAGTCATTTCTTTACCATTTTCATCTTCTGCATAACTTATATAAGCATCACAAAAGTCAGGGTAATCCCAAGATTTTACATCTTCTATTTCGTAGTCTGTCAATTTCATTTTTTTTTATTTTTAATTTCTAAAACTTTTTCCTTTTATTATTACCACCTTACACTTTCTTAATCTATCTAAAGTTCTTTCATCATATCTTTCTTTAAGTGAATTAGGAGATAAATTAGTAGTTATTATTAATGTTTTGGAACTGTCTTCTGCATAAGAAATAGCATCAGAAACAGCATCTATCTTTGTACCATAATCATTTTTTATGCTTTCAGTACCTAGATCATCAATTATAATAAAAGGTGCAATATTTCTCTCTACTGTTCCTAATTCTTTAGCAGGTATGCTTCTAAGTACTTTATTTGTTTTTGTCCTAAATATAGCAGGTATAACATAATTAAGAATTGTAGATTTACCTAAACCACATTCTCCCATAATTATTAAACCCTTTCCTTTTGTATCTACCATCCAATCAATTATTTCATCATAAGCTGACAAATGCTTATAAGTATCAATAGTTCTGTCATAGTATTCAAATGCTTTGATAAAGTCTTCTTTTAAGTTTTCTTTGCTTCCTAGTTTATACCTAATGTAAACTTTAGGTTGTAAGTATTCAGCATCTCTAAATGTTTCTTCTATTGTTCTCATATTATTTTAAAATGTGCCATCTCCATAGTCTTGACCTTTCTTATGCCAATGTGCCGTAGATCTGTCGTTATTATTATTATTTCTATCTTCTCGTTTTTCCCAAGTTCTAACACAAGCTTTCCAATTTTTCATCTTATTACTTCCAACCATCCAATCTTTGCTTTCGTAAAAATCAATAAAAGCATCTGCACATACTTTATTTTTCCTTTCATTACAATATTGATGTACTTCTTCAACAGTTGGTTTTTTAAAAAACGCCTTTTTATTACTATCTGTAAGATTAGTATTACTATACGTAGTATTAGTATTATCTGTATAGTTTTTTAGACTAGGGTTGTCTAATAAATTGATAGACCTAGACAAAATTTCTTTACTACCTGGTCTATATTTTACAACTCTTGTTATGTAACCATTTTTCTCTAGTAGTCTTAACCAATTCTGTATAGATGCCCTACTAACCTCATAAAGTCTGCAAAAGTATTCTGTTGAAGCTTTACAGTTACCATTCATATTGCACAAAGCTGTTATCTCAGCATAAAGTAATTTAGCATTAGGTGTTAGCTTTTTACTGTATCTTACTT